TCACGGTCAACGAATACCCCGGAACCTTGGTGTCATCATCGGGAGTGTACGTTGGCCGCTGGAGCGACGACTTCCAGGCCACCCGGCGGTCCACGTTCTGCCAATTCCTGAGGTGGCCGTAGATTTCCCGGGCGACCCTGGAGGCCAGCTCACCATCGAGGTTGGACACCTCAACCATCAGGAACACATCATCCAGCACGATTCCGACAGGCCCAGCACCACCCACATCAACGACCACCGCCAGGGTCTGGCTGGTCTCCCAGTCCCAATCGGACGGAACATCAATAGCGAACCGAACCTCAGGGAACAGACCCCGCAGGTACGTGATAGCCTCGGCCACCGGATCAACCGGGATAATAACTTCGTTCACTTGCCCGCCTCCAAGGCCCGCAACAGCGCGTGGTGCTTCTTGTTGTGCATCCGCGCCGCTCCGGTGGCCATTACTGACACTGCCCCGCGGGGGTCTTCTAGGGCCAGGGGGGTGACCTTGTATCCCAGATCCCGGCCACCATCAGCCGCGGCGGCGATCTTCTTGGCCCGCTCTAATAGGTCTTTGCGGACCCCCGGCTGTTTGCGTAGCTCCTCGAACGCTTTCGCATTGAACTTGACTTTAGCCATTGATCCTCCTGAGGTTGACCGGGGTGGGGAAGCTGTCGCCGGTGAAGAAATTCCGCACGGCGATGGCGTCTCCCTGTACCTGGTAGGTCAGGCCCCGGATAATGAACTTGTCCATCTTGGAGCAGGAGAACCCGTTGGGGCAAAAGATTACCACGTCGGACACCTGCCGGTCCATCCCACCCCCGGCGGTCTGGGGGCCACTCTCGGTGTTGGCCGGAATGTCCACTCCGACGTTCTCAATGTCTACCGGGTCGGCCCACGCATCGGTGGCCACCCCGTGGCTGTTCACCCGCCCAGGGATACGCTGAACATACTGGACGGTCTCGCCCGCCCCGATCTGCACCGTCATGATGTCTCCTTGATCCTGAATGGGGCCAGAATGTCGCGTTCTGACCGGGACAGCTCAGTTCCGGGGAGCATGCCATCCCGGTTTTTCACGTAGGTCACGGACATGCCGCCCGCGGCCTGACTCGAAATCATCCGGTTGCTGTTGCTAGTCTTGGCCCGTTCAGCCAGCGAATAGATCAACTCGGTGACCTCCGGAACCTCGGCAGGGTCATACCCATGTTTCACCGTGACGACAACTGACCCCAGGTCGCGGGGTGTTGGAACGGGAAACTCCAGGATCCCCGCGTCTGACACCCCCACACCTTCGGTCACGTCCTCGCCCCCGGCCACCGCAGACAAGAGAGACACCACCTTGCCAGACGGAATCAGCACCGTCCGGCTCCCGGTGCCATCAAGGGTGAACGTCTGCTCCACGACTGGGGCTACATGCCACCCACACTCACGGCGTATCACGGACTGCGCCACTTCTAACCAGTACGTGGCAGACGTAGGTCGGGTGGCTGACTTGTACATCGATTCGATCATTACCCCTCCTAAAGGTAGTGGGGCCAGCCCATACGGACCAGCCCCACTAAACGCCCGCTCGAGTTAGGCGGCAGGTTCTTCAACCGGCGCGGTAGGTGCCACGTCCGACAGGGTAACCTCCACGAACGCGTGCTCACGGCGAACCGCCAGAGTCTTGCGTTCCTCCGCGCGGATGGTCACTCGGTTGTGAGTGAAGTCATCCGAATCCGAGTTGGTGGCCTCGACCCGCACGCCGCCCTTGCTGTACACGGTAGCGGCCTGCTTGCCCGCGCCCACCAGGACCTTACCCACCGGCATCGCCGGGGTGACGATGGTCATCTTGCCCCACAGCGGCGGGTCCTGCATGATTCCGCCCTGGCCGTACTGACCGGCGAACGGACCACCGGCGAAGTACTGGCCGTTGCCATCCTTCGACAGGCGGAACTTCTGGTAATCCAGCGGGTTGATAACGATCCCGTCGGCGTCCAGCTGGGCGTCAATCTGCACCTTGGTCAGGGCACGGAACACCGCATCGATGTTGTCCGAGGAATCCGCCGAGGACAGCTTGCCGATGTTACGGTTCAGCAGACCCTTGATGTTGGTACCGGTTCCGTTGCCCGACAGCAGCTGATCCTCCGCGAACAGGGCCAGCTGGTACATCAGACGGTTCTCGATCTCCGAAACCAGGAACGCCATGTCCTCGGTCATCTCGTCCGAGATCTTGATGAACCCGGCGATCTTCTTCAGGGTCTCGGTGACCGCGTCGTAACCCGGCATGTGGATCTGGGGCTTGGCCGCGTTTTCCGCAACGGTCTTGAACCCACCCTCGATGGCCGAATCCGGCTTCTCGGTGAAGTAGGTAATCGCGTTGGAGGTCAGGGTACCGGACCCCAGCCAGTCCTCGATGGTGAGGCGACGGCGCACGTTCCGCACGATGTTGAAATCGTACTCCGGCAGGAGCAGGCCACTACCGGTGGTGGTGGTCTGGTGAGTGTCGGACGCGGCCTTCATGCCCTCGAACTCAGGGGCCGGTACGGTGAACCGGGTCCCCCGGGCGCTCTTCAGCGACTCGAAGGCATGCTGGGCGAAGTGCAGACCGATAGACCCCGCGGCCTTCTGCTCTTCCTTCTTCTTACCATCCGGGATGACCAGGTCACCGATGGACTTGAACGCGTTCTCCGCGTCGTTGATCTGCTTGATCTGCTCGTCCAGGCTCTTGATCTCCTGCACGAACTCGTTGATCTGCTTGACCTCAGCCTGGGTCAGGTCACGTTCAGCGCCCTTAGCGCCGTCCATCACCTTCTCAGCCTGTGCCGCCAGGTCTTGGCGCTTCTTCACAAGGGTGGCCATGAGATATGCTCCTAATCTCTAAAGTTTGATACCGGCAATAGCCAGTAGTGCTTCTGCAGCAGTCATGTTTGACCACTCCCCCGACTTGGTCTCTGGCTGGTCGTCGTCCTTGGCCACCGCAGGCTCGTCGGTCTTGCCGCCAGTCTCGTCGTCAGTAGGTTTTTCTGTTGACTTCTCGCCCTGATCCCCGTCAGACAGGATCTTGACCAGCTCCAACAAATTCTTTTTCAGTTCCAGGATCTCGGCCAGGACCTCGCCGTTCGAGGCCCCGCCGTGGTTCTTGACACTCAGCAACTCGGTTTCCTGGTTCGCCCCGACCGGGACCACCGACACCTCGTGAATGTCCAGTTCCTTCAGCTCGAAGTATTCGCCCAGGTCGTCGGACTCGCCCCAGGCGTAATCCTTGACGGTGTACGCGAACGACATCATCTTGACCCGGCCCTCTTTAATGAGCTTGTGGGTCTGCTTGCCGTTCGGGTTCTCCAGGTCCAGCTTGACATGGACCCGCAACCCGCGGTCGTCTTCCACCGCCGACTTGGTGTGCCCGATGTTCATCATCGGGTCATCCATCCGGTGCGACCAGTACGCCGGGATCCCGGCCCCGTTCTCGCCGTACCCCGCCAGGGACTTCAGAAACGCCCCCGGTCGGATAACGTCGCCGTGGCTGTCCTTGTTGTTGAACACGGCGGCATAGCCGATGAACTCGCCAGCATCCAGATTGGTCTCGTCACTCTTGGTGTCGATGTCCACCATCAGCACCTTGTAACCGGCCATCCGGTCAGCGACGTTAGTAGCGTTAGCCATGTTCAACCCTCCAATAGCCTAAAACGAGTATACCACATATTAACCCTCAGCCGCTAACACGGGCAACAGGTCGTCCATCGATAACGGGACCACCCCGGCATCTAGGTACCGCTGGTGTATCGCCGTGTTGGCCTTCAGACTCAGCCGCGCCGCCTCGTCCTCTGGTACCCCAGCATCCATCAGCTTGGCGGTTAACGACCTGCTCCACCGACCCAAATCCCACCAGTCCTTACGGCCAGACCCGATACGCGAGTTCACCGACTGCCGCTGATGATCCAGGAACTTCGCGATCACCTCAACGTGCTTGGCCTCTTCCTGCACGTCGTCCTCCGGTTCGGACTCACCGCCCGGCGCGCCCTCGTAGTCGCTCGTGTCCTCCCCGCCGTCTTCCGGCGACGCCTGACCACCGATAGAGACGTTCTTGGGGGTAATCAGCTCGTCACCACCGGGCAGTGGTGGCAGGTTGAACAGCTTGCGGGCTTCGTTGCGGGTCTGCCAAGGACCACCAGTAGACTTGGACACCACACCGGCCTGTTCCTCGAACGAACCGCGCAGTTTCGCCTCGACGTTGAACTCCACGTATATATCATCGGGGGCACCCAACATCGGGAGCAAGAACTCGTTGAACCGGTCCTCGAGTCGGGCCAGCACCGGACCCAGGGTGTCACCGTACAGGCCGCGACGGAACTCGCGCACGCTCGCAAAGTTCGCGTTGTCCAACAGCCCGATCATGGTCGGGTTCACCTGGTACACCTGCGCAACAGTTTCCAAGGACAGCTTAGCCGCCTCCACGAACTGCTCGTCCTTCGCCGCCAAGGACACCCGCTCATATTTGATGCCGTCCTCCAACAGCATATCCTGGCCAGCCCGCGACCCACCATTACCAGTGAAATCGTCCACCATGCGCATGAACCGGCGGCGGG